GTGCAAACGACAAAGGGAGCCGCGATGGGCTCCCTTTGTGTGGTTTGTCTAACTAGAGACTTAAGCGGACAAAGCCGCATAAGATTAGCCGAGCAGAACGCCGCAGAACTCTGGACGCAGAACCTTCGTGCCCCATGCGACTGCGACGTCGATGGTGACCTGACGGTATTGCTTGTACAGAGCGATCTGGAAGGACAGACCCGAGACAGGGTCGGTGACCGAGGTCACGTCCGAAGCAGCGTCACCGCCTTGTGGCATGGCTGGCAGGCGGGTAGCGAGCAGGAAGCCGGCCTTCTGGAGGAAGACGTTCTTGGCCGAAGCAGCGTTGACCGTGACGGTTGCGCCGTCAGCAGCAGCAGCGCGGAGACCTGGAGCAGCGATGGTGATCGTGCCTGGAGCAGCGATACCCGTCTGAACGACGTACTTGCTGCCACCGATGGTGACCACGTCGCCAGCGAGGATGGTGCCCGTGCCGGTCTTCAGAACGATGGACGTTGCACCAGCAGCCGTAGCGCCGTTGACAACGTAGGAAGCGCCCGTACCAACAGCAGCACCAGTGTCAGCGATCTGACCGGATTCACCGATGTCGAAGCCCTGAACGCGGCCGAGGACGCCAGCGCGCAGGAGGTCGGACGAGCCGGCTTCGTTGTTCTTCAGGAGAATGGTCTGGTTACCGCGGATCGATGCAGCAGCTTGGGAGCCGAGGATCATCGAGCGGTCGCTTTGTGGAGCACCGTTCTGGTTGAGAGCTTGAACTGCACTGGCGAAGTCAGCCATCGAGGTTGCCGTGCCGAATGGAGTCGTACCAGCGGTGCCGACTGCACGCGATGCCGAAGCGGCGATTGCGTTGACGATGTCAGCTTCCATCGCGTTAGCGAGGGTGCGGAAGGCCTGCGAGAACTGGTCGCGGACGATGGAGGCGTACTGACCGCCGAGAGCCATCTGTTCTTCACCTGCCCAAACGAATGGAACGTTCTTGACCTTGGTGATCTGCAGGTCTGCGTAGCCGAGGGTGACGGCCTGACCGTTGGTGTTCGTCGCACCAGGGTTCACGTCGACCATCGTCATCGTTGGAACGACGTGCGAGCGGATCGTCTGGTTCAGAGCGGCCATGTCAGCCGAGGAGTCACGCTGAACAGCGGAAACGCCTGCGATGAGTTCGCGAGGGATGACATCCATCGCTTCGTAGATTACCGGGATCAGACCGGTAAGGGTGTTCGAGCCAAGAGTTGCGGCCATGAGAGTCCTTTAAGAGAATTAGTCCTTCAACTTCACGCCGGACTTCATCTTTGCGGCCTTCTCCAATGGAGAAAGTGCTTCGAAATCAGCACGCGAAATCGTGTTCTTTCCAGTACCGCCGTCGCTGGGGGTCTTCACGTCGGTGTTTGCTTGAACCGTCGACTCGAAGAGGAATCCGTAGGTGGACTTCAGCTTCTGAACGGCAGCAGTTACCGAGTGGGAATCCACTCCTGCGTCCTCATCCCACTCAAGAAGAGCGCGGTCAATGAGGCCAATGGCGGCAGATACCTTGTCTGCAGAAACTTTGGACTTCAGGAGCTGCGCGTTAAGCGCAGAGTTGATGTCTGCGGCCTTGGCTCGTTCTTGAACCTTGGTCAGCTTCTCAGTGGTCTGTTGCCAGAGGGCTTTGTAATCTTCATCAGACTTGTCGGTGACCTTGGTCTTGGTACGAAGCTCGTCGCGCTCTTTCTCGGCTTGGCGGCGAAGATGCTTGTTCTTCGTTGCTTCGTCGGAAAGGCTCTTAAAGCCAACTTCCATTTCCGCGAGTCGAGCCTTGAGGCTCTCGACGGTCTCTTGTGACTCTCCAGTCACGGGTGCTTGGTCGGCGTTTTCAGCCATAGTTATTGAACTCCATCAATAGTTGCGGTGACTCTTTCGAGTCGTGCAGCTATTTAGTGAATCCAAGCGAACTTATGGCGTTCCTGATGGGTTGTTGCCGCCTGCAGGAACTGGTGCACCGATTGGCGATATCGCCTGCTCCTTTGCGGTGAGCGACACTTGGTAGCCGAGCTTCGCGTTGACTTCCTGAATCTCGTAGATCTTTTCCCACGCTTCAGATTCGTCGAGGCCCTTCACTTCCATCATGTAGTCGAGGACAGAGGCGCGGCCTTCCGAGATTCGGTCAGACCAGAGTCCTTCTTGTTCGACGGTGTTGACTGGCAGCGATGGTGGTGCGAACGTGGCGCGGAGCAGACCGGCGGTGAGCGTTGGGTAGAGGCGCTGTGTGATCGAGTAGAAGCGGCGAAGCGCTGACTGCATCGACTGCGAGCGCTTCTCGCGAAGCTGCAGGTTGTCCATCTCTTCGACGATGATCTGGAAGCCAGAGTTCGCCTTGCCTGAGCCCTCTGTGCGCATCGTGACTGACCAGTCGTAGGCAACAGCGCGGACGAGTTCGTCCATGACAGTGTTGAGGGTGTCGAGGTCAGACACAGGGCCGTCGAACTTCACGAACGGTGCAGTCTGTGGGTCACCTGTCGTGACCGTGACGACAGCTCCAAGGCCGCCCATTGCGTTCTGGCCGTTGCCAGCGTTCGATGGGTAGGCGGTGCCGGCTGGGGTGAAGCCTTCTTCAGCGTGCGGAATGCCAAGCATCGTGCCGGTGCCGACTGAGCGTGAGCCGGACACAGTAGCGTTGGTGAACAGAGTCTTCTGCTTCTGGTGAGCGATGGCGAACTCGGTGTCAGTCAGAGCGAGATTGACCATCTCTTGAAGCGAGACGATGTCCTCAGGCGGGTTGACCCAAGCACCACGGCGAGGACGGTTCACGTCGTACACCATCGAGGCAGGCACGAAGCCGTCTGGATTTACACGAGACGAGACCTTCAGTTCCTTCTGGTCGTGGACTTCCCAGTCGGAGATTTCTTCAGGCGTGACCGAGCGGTACGTGAAGTCGCCAGACGAGTCGATCTCAGACGTGAGGTAGGCAACCTCGATGACGATGGTTCCCGTGATATCTAGCTTCACAGCGGAGTTCGCACGGGTGAGCAGCATGAGCAGCAGTGCATCGCCCTTCTGGAAGTCAGGCACGTACTTGCCGTCTTGAGTCGTCTGTGGGGTCGCGACGTACTTCTGCTGGAGGATGCAGGTCGACTTCAGGAGACGCGTGTACACGTCAACGTTCTGGAAGAACTCAAGCCAGTCCGAACGCTCCATCAGGGCGTTGAACATGTCATCGGTGACGACTGGTGCGCCTGGTGCAGTGATGATTTCGAGCTTCGGAGCGCCGTTGAACAGCAGACCGGACTTATCGACGATGGTCTTGGTGACGTTGCGCACGCGAGGGATGAACTTGCGCTGCTTCCAGTCCTTGCGCTGCTCATTGAGCACCTCGATGAGGTGTTCGAGCTGCTCGCCGTCGTAGTAGTCGAGAAGAACTTGCGCTTCAGCGTTGTCGTCGCCGTTCAAGTCTTGGAATGTGAGGGTCTTTGCCATCCGGAATCCAGTTCGTGTTTTGTCACCTATTTAGTGCTTAGGCGACACGCGCTGTGACATTGCCCGCAAGCGGCCACACCGTGTTGATGAAGTAGCCGAACCCGTCGAGGGCGTGGTCGATTCCAGAGTGCTTGTCAGGCTCCTGGTTCTTGTCGTACACCTGCTGGGTGAGGCCCTTCATCAGCTCAGGGCACTTCTGTGGGTTCACGAAGCACTCAGGCGCTGAATTGACTGGCTTGAACTTCGCATTGACCGATGCGACGCGCTTCTCGACCCGGGGGTTCGACTTGCTGAAGCGGAAGTTCGGTTCGCCGTTCAGGGCGTACTCAGGGAAGTTCCGCTTGAGGGTCTGGATGCCCTCAAAGCCAGATGCATCAGGGTAGAAGCGAATCGCGTTGTTCGCGGTGTGCCATGGGTAGCGGCGCTTGATTTCAGTCGCAAGGGCCTGCGCATCCGACAGCCCGTACAGCTCGTCGATCGCATACGCCTTGTTGTTCTTGATGACGCACACGACACCAGCGTTGACGTTCTTGTTGAAGTCCTGGCCGATGTGAAGAATGTGCTGAGAGAAGTCAGCGAGCGTTTCGGTGCAGGTGTTGAGTTCCTTGTCGAACTTCCAGTACACCGGCCTGCCTGCCAAGTGGACGAACTCGCCCATGAGGTAGGCCTTGATGAGCTCTTCCGGGTACTTTGATTCAAGGTCGGTGATGTACTCAGGTGGGAGGTACGGGTTGTCGTACGTCGAGGCCTTGATGATCCGACGTGACTCGGCGAGTTCCGGCTTCTTCTCTACGTCCTCAACCCAGAACTTGTAGCAGCCGCCGAAGCCTTCAGGTGTCGACACTGCAACGCCTTGCAAGACCTTGCCACTGCGAAGACGTGAAGACATCATGTTCCACGTTGCAGCGAAGTCCTCAGCGTCCAAGAGGTCAGCCTCGTCGATGCCGAAGAACGCTGCGTTCAGACCAGCCGCCTTCTTCCAGTTGCCATTCGAGGCGGCCATCGTGTGGAGCTTGGTGATCTTTCCGCACACATGGATGTCGAACACCATGTCTTGCTTATGGAACTTGTATGGGATGCGGTACTTGTTGAGCTGCTTCTCGATCTCAGGGATGAGGTTCTTCGTTGACATGCCGAAGGTCGGCGACACAGCGATGCCTTCGTAGCCTGCGTTGTAGATCGACAGGGTGATGAGCTTCGTGGCAAGCACCTTGGTCTTGCCGCAGCCGTACCCACCGATCAACGCAAGGTTGCGGGTCGTGATGTCATTGATGAACTCGCGCTGGTGCTTGAGGAGCTTGAGGTCGAGGTTCATACTCGACGCCCCTTGTGCGGTGAGTTCTGTCCCTGCCCCTTCGTTTGGGCCGAGCAGTAGCCACCGTTGACGTGCGTCCAGTGGTTGCGTACCTCACGTACGAGTGCCACGAACTCGCGTGCGTGTGGCTTGACCTCTTCAATGAGCGGATCGGCATTTGACCAAGCCGAGGATGGAACAAGGCCTAGAGAGGCCTTGATTTCTGCCCTTGAACGTCCTGCAACCGAGTCCCGTGAAGCTGTGATTGGATCGTGCTTCTTCGGCATCAGTCGTCGTCTTCAGGCATGTGATCCTTGTCGACGAGAGTGATGTTGATCTTCACATCGCCCGATTCGACGGACACGTCTGATGCTGGCTTCTCGGACAGACCACCAAGGGTCTTGCCAAGCCAAATGGTTGCGACGACTTGGCCGGTGTTCAGGCCGTTGTCGATGGTCTTCTCGGCGATGTGCGTCTGCAGGCGACCGTTGCCGATTGCCCAGACATCGCCGTAGACCGGCTTGAAATCTGCGTAGGGGACGCCGTACGACTGCGCGATGTGGGTCAGCGAGTGACCGTTGAGAGCGCGCATGTACACGTCGTTCTCAATCGCTTGGTGATACTCATCGAGATCACGCTTTGCCCACGCCAGCTTTGCTGCCTTCAGCTCGGCGCGCCATCCCTGGCCTTGGTCTTCAATAGCCCACTTGCCGTTCTTCATGTAGCCCTTTCTCCGGGCTCACATGGCCCGCTGATTACGTGGGCTATTTAGAGATTCGGGCGTGGTCAGACGTCTTTAGCGGCCTCGGCTGCAGCCTTCTCGGCGCGGCGACGTTCGTGGTACGCCGCGATCTTCGCGTTTCGCTCAGGGGTGTACTTGGGCTTGACCTTCCCGGAGCGGCGCTGCTCAGACATGCGCTTGGACTGCGCTGCCCGACGCTCAGGGTTATCCTTCCAGTGCCGCTTAGTGTTCGCGCTGATGACGGCAGGGTCAGGCTGGGGCGCGCCCCACACCGGTTCATTGGTGATCTCTACGTCTGCGTCTTCGAGGTTGACGGATGGGAGTCCGTCGTA